GCGACTGTGCAGGGCAACCTATTAACCGAGATCGGCGACAACCTCGTTAAAGAGGATGGCGGCTTGATTCTGCTGGAGTGACCTAAATGGCCGTATTTCTCTCCCCCGTGGGCGGCGCAGCGGCTCAGTTCTTTACCAACAGCGGCGTTATCTTGTCGGGCGGCAAGCTGTATAGCTACGCTGCGGGAACGACTACTCCAAAGGCTACTTTTACAAGTTCTTCTGGAAACACCAACCACACCAATCCAATTATTTTGGACTCGGCGGGTCGTGTACCGGGCGGTGAAATTTGGCTAAGCGCATCGTCGTACAAATTTGTCTTAAATACCTCAACGGATGTACTGATAGCCACCTACGACAACATACGGGGATTGGGGGCTGCAAGCTACCAAGTAGATAACTTTACGGGTACTGGATCGCAAACTGTATTTACGTTAAGTGCCGCATCACAAGGTGAGAATTTTACGTTTGTGTACATCAATGGCGTGTACCAAAACAAGAACACCTATACCGTTTCTGGCGTTACTTTAACTTTCTCACAAGCACCCCCGCTTACTTCGCTAGTTGAAGTAATGTTTAACTGATTGGATACGTCATGGCAGACACCAAAATCTCGGCACTCCCCGCATCAACTACCCCGCTTGCTGGTACTGAGGTACTTCCTATTGTTCAGTCAAGCGCAACTAAGCAAGTCTCTGTTGCTAACTTGACTGCTGGCCGATCTTTTGATGCTTTAGGCATGGCCCTTACATCTACTGACGCCGGAGCCGCTGCCGCACCACTGCTTGACCTGTACCGCAACTCAGCAAGCCCAGCCGCCTCCGACACAATCGGAGAGATTGAGTTTAACGGCCAAGATTCGGCTGGCAACAAACAGCAATACGCTCTCATTCACGGATCAATTCTTAGCCCAACGTCAACGGCTGAAACAGGGCAAATTCATTTTGAGACTGCAACAGGCGGCGCATCTACCGAGAAGATGATTATCGGCACGACCAACCTTGTGATTAACGATATTGGGGCTATTTACAACGTGCGGATTGAAGGCGACACAGACGCCAATCTGTTTTTCACTGACGCAACTAACAGCCGTGTAGGTATCGGCATCATTACACCAGCAGAAAAATTAGATGTTGTGGGAAACATTAAGCTGTCCGGCAATCTGATTGTCGCCAGCGGTCAAGGCATCGACTTTTCTGCTACATCACATCCTGCTGGCATGACCAGCGAGTTGTTGGCTGACTATGAGGAAGGCACATTTACAGCAACATTGACATCTCCAACGCCACCGTCAACCCCAGTTACCGCAGTTTGTTCGTATACAAAAATTGGTAGGCAAGTTACAGTAAATATAAATTTTAGTGATGTAGACACAACCGGATCACTTGGGCAAGGGCGTATTACTGGATTGCCTTTTACACAATCAGGCGTTAATCCAACATGTATATTCCAATTATTTAATGTTACTTTTACAACAGGTAACTACGTAACAGGAATTGTAATTGGCACCGAATTATATTTATATTGCAATGTTACTGGCGCTTCTTGGGCGGCGCAAACTCTTTCTGCTGGCGCTGGCAGATATTTTTTTACAACAGCCACCTATTTTGTTTGAGGTTTACTATGTCTCTTACTAAAGTAAGCTATTCAATGATAGCTGGTGCGCCAGTTAATGCTTTAGACTATGGAACTGTTGGAACAGGTCTTGTAGATGATGGGCCTGCTATTCAGCTTGCAGTAAACGCTGCGGCAGCGGCTGGCGGCTCAAAAAAAGTTTCTTTACCTGTTGGGTCATTTTTAATAACTACAGCGGTCACTTTGCCAAGCAACATTGAAATTTTTGGCGCTGGCGAATCTACTATCTTAATAGGTGTTGCTGCTGCGGGGGTTATTTTTAACTCAACGTCAAAAAGCAATATTGTTATCAGAGATATTAAAACCCAAAACGAAAACGCTTACATCCTTTTTACGCTGTGCAACAAAATTCGCATATCTAACGTGTATGGACAAGGTTTGCGTACTGTGGGTGCGGACTTTTCCCAGTATGCTTATTTGTTCAATGGTTGCGTTGATGTTCTGGTTGAAAACCCAACACTAGACAATTACAACAACTATTTGTACTTTGGCATTAGCGGGGCAACGCCATGTACGGGCTACGCAGTTGTTCGTGGTGGTTTGTTAGGGCAATCCAACGCTACACACGGAACAACATTAAACAATCCTGTTGGCGTGTACCAATTTGAATGCGCTAATTTGCTTGTTGATGGGGTTGTATTCTCAAACATAAAATCTTCTGTCACAGCCCCTGCGCCGTTCTATGGTTTTGGTGTTTATGAAGGTGATGGCACTGCCGCAAATATTGTTTCAACGACTGTAGTAAATTGCCATTTTATTAACGATGATGGAATTAATACGCAAGCGGCTGGAGTTACAAGCACATTCACTAAAAAATGTATTGTTGCAAATAACACTTTTGACATGGCGGGAAAAATAGGTTTTATTTACGGTTCGCGCAACACTTTAATTGACGGAAATATTTTTAACAATGCCTTAGTACAAACTGGTCTTAGCGGTTCAGGATCAGACGGAATATTTACTGTTTCCAACAATAAATTTATTAATACTATCGGGCAAGCATTGATTATGGGTAACACCTATAATGGCGGCAGTATTAGAGAAGCATTGATTAACGGCAATACTTTTGAAGGTGGCACTGTTGGTGCTATGTGGATGCGTTTTGTAACCTATGCAGAAATTATGAACAACGTCATCACTGACGGTAATTCTACTGCCAGTGCTAATGATTACGAATCAGGTGGAATTAACTTTTTTGGCTGCACAGAAGGATTTGTTAGCGGAAACATTGTCAGGAATCTAACTGCTAGTGGGCTTAATAAATTTGGTGTTTGCATAGCAAACCCGACTCACGCAGTTAATGTTACTTCTACTAATAGGTTTCAATACATGGTAACCAGCAGCGTTAAAAATGCATTGACTGCACCACCAACAGCAGGCACATGGCAACAAGGCGAAGTAATTCACGCTTGGTTAGCCGCAGCGGGTAGTGTTCCCGGATTCCAATGTGTTACAGCAGGGGCTCCAGGCACTTGGAAAGCAATGGCCGCTTTAGCTGCTTAAACCGTACTGGCGCGACCCACCAGACTTAATGCCTGACTGGATGGTCAGGTTGGAAACAAGGAAATATCATGTCTCTCGAAAAAGTTATCTCTGTTGATCTAATTGAAGTTGTAGAAAATGGCGCTGTGCAAGTCCGCACAAAAACCGCTATTCTTGAAGATGGCAAGCAAATCAGCGGATCATTCCATCGCCACGTTATTGCCCCTGGCGACGACTACAGCAGCGAGGATGCCCGTGTGAAGGCTATCTGTGTGGCAACGCATACGGCGCCCGTTATGGCGGCGTATAAAGCAACGCAAATTCCAGCATAATGCTGACAAAACGTACTGATGCGATTCATCAGGGATTCTTAGGAATCGAAAAATGTCGGAAGAGAACCTAGCGGTTGTAGAACCCGCGCTGGAACAGGTGGCAACGGCTGCACCTGAACCCGAAGTTAACGCGCCGGAAGCAGAAGCACCCAAGACCTTCTCGCAAGAGGAACTTGATGCGGCTATTGGAAAACGCCTCGCAAGAGAGCAACGAAAGTGGGAACGGGAACAAGCACAGAGGGTTGCGGAAACGCAGACCTTGAGGGCTCCGGCAGCACAGTCTGCGGATCAGTTTGAAACGCCAGAGGCTTACGCCGATGCGTTGGCCTACCAAAAGGCCGAACAACTGATTTCGCAACGGGAAGCGGCCAAGCAGCACTCGCAAGTTCTTGAGAGTTATCATGACAAGGAAGAGGAAGCACGGGCTAAGTACGATGACTTTGAACAGGTCGCGTACAACCCCAAGCTGACGATTACTGATGTGATGGCTGATACGATTCGGTCTTCGGACGTTGGACCTGAGCTAGCCTACTATCTCGGAACCAACCCCAAAGACGCAGCGCGTATCTCCCGCCTAGCCCCGCTTGTCCAGGCAAGGGAAATCGGAAGGATTGAGGCCAAGTTGGCGTCTGACCCTCCGATGAAACGTACTACATCAGCGCCAGCGCCGATTTCGCCTGTCACTGCCCGATCCACTGGATCACCGGCCTATGACACTACGGACCCGCGTTCTACCCAGAACATGACGGCTTCGCAGTGGATTGAAGCCGATAGGGCACGACAACGGAAAAAGTGGGAAGCGCAAACCCGCTAACTTTTAAAGGATTTTCTTCATGGCTAATTCGATTCTTACCATCGACATGATCACGCGCAAGGCGCTTGAGATTCTCGAAAACAACCTGGTGCTTACCCGCAACGTAAACCGTCAGTACGACGACAGCTTTGCTGTCAGTGGTGCCAAGATTGGTTCTACTCTGCGTATTCGCCTGCCCGACCGCGCTCTGGTCACTGACGGTGCTGCCCTGCAAGTTCAGGACGACAACGAGCAGTTCACCACGCTGACTGTCTCCACCCAAAAGCATATCGGCGTGAACTTCACCTCCGCTGAACTGACGATGCAGTTGGACGACTTCGCAGAACGTGTGCTTAAGCCACGTATTAGCCAGTTGGCGTCCAGTATTGATGCTGACGTTGCCAATGCGTACAAAACCATTGGTAACACGGTCGGCACCCCCGGCACGACTCCTTCTACCTCTCTGGTGCTGTTGCAAGCCCAGCAGAAGCTGAACGAGAACGCTGCCGTGATGACGCCCCGCTATGCAACGGTTAACCCCGCTGCAAACGCTGGTTTGGTTGAAGGCATGAAAGGTCTGTTTAATCCCACCGACACCATTAGCAAGCAGTTTAAGAACGGCATGATGGGCACTGGCGTGTTGGGCTTTGATGAAGTCAACATGTCTCAGTCGATCAAGCAGCACACCACGGGTTCGCGTGATGCTGCTGCTGCTACTACGGTGAAAACCACTGTGGCTTCTGAAGGCGCTTCTACTCTTGTTTTGAACCAAGCGTCTGTAAGCACAACCCTTAAAGCCGGTGATGTGTTTACCGTCGCAGCTTGCTTTGCTGTGAACCCGCAAACCCGTGAAACCACTGGTTCGCTGTTCCAGTTTGTGGCCTTGGCTGATGCAACCGCTGTAGCTGGCGATTGGACTGTGACTGTTGCCGCCATGTACTCCGCTGCTCACGCACTGGCTACCATGACCGCCCTGCCAGTTGCTGCTGCTGTTGTAACCTTTGTTGGAACCGCTTCTACTGCTTACGCACAGAATTTGGTTTACCACAAAGACGCTATCACGTTTGCTACCGCTGACCTTTTGATGCCCCAAGGCGTTGATATGGCTGCACGCGCTGTTCACAACGGTATCAGCCTGCGCGTTGTGCGTCAGTACGACATCAACAACGACCGTATGCCTTGCCGTATTGATGTGCTGTATGGCTTCTCTACCATTCGTCCACAGATGGCCTGCCGCATCTGGGGCTAATCAGTAACACGTTTAAAGGAAAATTATCATGGCACTCCCTAATGGCGCAGGCGGTTACCAACTCGGTGACGGCAATCTGACTGAAGCTGTACTTGGCGTTCAAACTATTCCTACTAGCCTGACTGCGGACACTACGTTGACCGCTGCTCAAGTGGCGGTTGGTCTGGTTGTTTGCGCCAAAGCCTCGGACGCTACGTTGACTGTTACGTTGCCCACCGCAACGTTGCTTGACGCGGCTATTACCAGCGCAAAAGTCGGGTCGTCTTTTGACCTGATCATTTGCAACAACAACAACTCTGGTGGATCGTCTACCGTACCTATTACCACTGGTACTGGCATTACGATCTTCGGCTCTGTCACTGTTGCACGTTTCGGTGCCCACACCTACCGTTTTGTGAAGACGGGTGACGCAGCTTATTCTGCGTTCTTGAAGTAACTTGAATGGGGGCCTCGGCCCCCGTTTTTAAAGGACTAAATTATGCCGAATACGAAAGCCGTAGGGGTCGCGTTTAGCGATCCTCAATTTGATAACATAACCGTGGTTGGTGCTTCAACCGTTGATGTGAGCGATGCATCAACTGGTAGCACTAACGCTGCCGCTCTTTCAACTTCACTTACCCTTACGGGTGTTGGGGCTGTGGGCTGGGCGAGCAAATCAGACTTGGAAGCAAACGTGGCGCTGGGTGCCTACGCTAACGGCCTATATGGCTACTTGGCGTTTGGCGCAAGCGGGCGCGTAACTGGTCTGGCCTCTGGCACTGTTGGCGAAATCGTCTTGTCTGCTGGCTGTACCCAAGGCACCTACGCTGCAATGGAGTGTGAAATTGGTATGCCAACTGGCGCTGTTACCGGCACAAACACATCGTTCCTTTACTTGAGTTCTTATGGCGCTGACAAGGCAACATTTGACACAAGCGGAACTTTGTTTAACCTGGCCGGTGTGACTAAAGGTTCGGGTAAGCTGTTGCAAGACACAACTTCGGGGCCAACAATCCGTCCAGTTCAAGCGATTAAAGTGGTCACGCCTGATGGCATTCGCTATCTGCCGTTGTATGTGACTGCTGCTATTGCTGCCTAAAGATGATCACCCGTGAAGTAGTGATGGAGCGGGTGCAGAGTCTGCAAAAACAAGCCGAGCGTTTGCGTTCAGATTTGGACGCAACGCTTGGTGCGTTGCAGGATTGCGGTTATTGGCTAAAACAACTGGAAAACACAAATGGCAGTGATTTACTTGGCGCATCCGATCCACGGTAGAAAAGTCGCAACAATGGACTTGGAAGCTGAGTACGACGAGAAGAACGGTTGGAAGCGATATACTGAGGATACGCCTGTCGTTGAAGAGGCGGCTCCCGTCAACGCGCTGGAAGTAAAGCGCAGGTACACGCGCAGGGTTGTAGCAGAAGGAGTCTGAGATGGCGATTTACACCGCTGGCGATCAAATCAACCGGGCGCTGCGACTGCTGGGTGTGCTGGCCGAAGGAGAAACGTCTTCTGCGGAGGTTTCGCAAGATTCGTTGACGGCGCTCGACCAGATGATTGACAGTTGGAACACTGAGCGTCTGTCGGTGTTTAGCACCCAAGACCAGATGTTCACTTGGCCTGCTGGTCAGATCAATCGTACTCTTGGCCCAACAGGCAACTTTGTAGGCAACAGGCCTGTCTTGCTGGATGACGCGACCTACTACCGCGACCCAGGCACCAACGTCAGCTACGGCATCAAGTTCATCAACCAGCAGCAGTACAACGGGATTGCGGTCAAGACGGTAACCAGCACGTACCCGCAAGTCATTTTTGTCAACATGACGTACCCAGATGTTGACATGTACATTTACCCTCGGCCTACACGGGACTTGGAGTGGCACTTCATCAGCGTTCAACAATTGACAACGCCTGCCACCTTGGCGACCAACATCCTGTTCCCGCCTGGCTATCTTCGTGCGTTTGTCTTTAACTTGGCGATGGAAATAGCACCTGAGTTTGGCGTTGAGCCTAGCCCACAAGTGCGGCGCATTGCCATGACCAGCAAGCGCAATATCAAGCGCATCAACAACCCTGACGATGTGATGTCAATGCCTTACGCTATTGTGTCGTCCAGACAGCGGTTTAACATTTTTGCCGGAAACTATTAATGAAGACGCCGATTCTTGGGTCGGCCTATGTTGCACGCAGTATCAACGCTGCGAACAACCGCATGGTCAACCTGTTTCCAGAGGCCATCCCCGAAGGCGGCAAGGAACCCGGCTTTCTGAATCGCGCACCTGGCCTTGACTTCCTACAGACCGTAGGCACCGGGCCGATCCGGGCGCTGTGGGCGCACCAGACTAACGGCAGCGACTTCTTTGTAGTTTCTGGCTCTGGCCTCTACAAACTGACCAGCATGACTGCCACACCGCAGTTGCTAGGAACTTTGACTACCAGCAACGGCCCAGTGTCCATTGCGGACAACGGCACAC